GCGGTTTGACTATCTCTACATCGGCGGGAGAGTTGGTCAGACCACATTTGGTTCAGAGCGATATTTGAATCAGGTGTTTTACAACTCAATGGAATGGCGGCAGCTTAGAAATGACATCATCCTCCGTGACAACGGGTGTGATCTAGGTATTGAAGGGCGAGAAATTTTAAACAAACGTTACGTTCGGATACACCACATCAATCCGATTACCATGGATGATATTCGCAACCGATCCCCAAAGTTGGTTGACCCAGAGAACTTGATTACATGTCTGTATTCAACTCATGAGGCGATTCACTATGCTGGTTGGGGCGGAGTTACGAAAGAGCCAGTTACTCGTAAACCAAATGACACATGTCCATGGAGGTAACTATGGATGAGATTATCTTAGATTCCGTTAAAGACAAAATAGCTGGCGGTGCGATCCACGAACACTTTGACCAGGAACTAATTGACGCCATCAATTCTGTCTTTGTGGATCTTAGGCAGATCGGAATTGGACCTGCTGATGGTTTTGCTTTGAATGATGGCTACGAAACATGGTCCAGCTTTCTCGGAGAGAATCAGTCAATGCAGGAAAGTGTCAAGTCTCTTGTAGCTTTAAAGGTTCGTCTTATATTTGATCCACCGGCTAGCTCGGCGATCAAAGAGGCGATCAAAGAAAACATTGACAGACTTGAATGGCGTCTCAATGTCAACTATGAAATCGGCGTTTAACGTCTGCCACAAAATTTTATAGAAAGGAGGCAGGTGTGAAGATGCCGTGGGACATTATTGTAACGATCATTTGTACAGTCTTTGCTTCATCGGGCTTCTGGGCTTGGCTTATGAATAGACAGGCTAAGAACAATGCTGAGCGGAGAATGATTCTAGGGATAGGTTACAGAGCTATTTGCGACTTATGTACGATCTACATTAAACGTGGGTACATTACCCATGATGAGTATGCAGATCTTAAGAAGTATTTGTATGAGCCATACCGCGAACTTGGCGGTAACGGAACGTGTGAAAGATTAATGCGAGAAGTAGACAGTTTACCGATTAAGGAGGGTTAAAATGGAGAAGCTTTTCTTTGACTTACTGTATTGTGTTCTTTACGGAGTGATCGTATGGGCAGCGCATGCAATTGTTAAAGACGTTCTTCCGTTTGTCCGGGCTAAGCTTGCGTCCACTCAGTACAGCTGGGCAGCAGAGATCATTGAGAATACTGTCCGTGCGTATGAGCAGATGATCGTTGGTCCAAACATGGGTGAAGAACGATACAAATTGGTTGTCGACCAGGTTACGAAAGAATTGAATAAACTCGGGATCAATCTGACGAGCCAGCAGATTCTTACTCTTGTAGAGGCAGCGGTTCAGGTTATGAATTCTGAGAAACTAGTTGTTGAACCGCTTGAACCGCTTATAGGAACAGTAGAGGAAAAACCGAATGAATAAAGAAAACCAGGCCGTTACAGCCAAAATGATTACTGGCGCTGAAACTGGCGGCCAGGTTTATGGTGCCGGACGATGGGACGATGTTAAAGTTCCAAAGATTGGTCTCGAAGTAACACTTACTCTCGGAGCCTATCAGTTCTATGGTGAAGAAGGACGAGAGTTGCTCAAAATGGTGTATATGGCCGATCCATCTCAGTTTTCTATCTATCTGCATTCTTGTCTTGGAATGAACTGGGTTGCGAATCAGTGGGTTCCGCCATACGAAGTACGAAAACAAATAGCCAACATTATCTCTTCTCCGATTGGAAAGGCAAAGCAGGTAGAACTGTTCTGCCAGATTCAGCTTCCTGCTTACATCAAGCGAGCTGAAGAGTTTGGCGTGTTTGATGATAAGGCTCAGATGATGTGGGTTGAGATCGAGCATGTTGGTGGACTTAAAGCGGCTAAGAGGATATTTACAAGGTGCGGTGGTGACTACTCTCTTGATAAGATCATGTGGGCGCTTAAGTGCGATCAGGATGACCATAGTTCAGAGAACCAGGCAGGCGATAGACTTTACTGGTCTAGACACGTGTTCTGTCGCAATTGTATAGAGAAGTATGCTGTTGATTCGGACAGCTTTGATGGCGTTTATGTGGAGGTTAGTGACTGATGGTAATAGTTGGATCCGCAAGACACGATGAGAATTACGAATACTCAGGTGGTAGAGCTGGCGATCAGACCGGTAACGAAGTTGAGACTCAGGAATGGTACCTCCATCGCAAAGGCTGGAGAGTCCTTAGAGCCAAAAACACCAGAGTGCGGGAACGAATTGCTGATAACATGGAATACGCCTGTGCTAATCCGCATATAGGTTATGACCAGGATCAGAACTGGACTCTTTGGGATGTTGCCAAGGATGTTGGTTTTGACTGTCGGTTAGTTGAAACAAACTGTGAGACAGACTGTGCCCGACTTGTGCGGGTTTGTGTTGCGTATGCTGGAATCATTGCTTCTGACTTCTATACAGGTAACGAAGCATCTGCTCTTCTTGCAACCGGCGAGTTTGACGAGTATCCAATGGCTGCTACGAATCCGGAACTGCTGATGCGTGGTGACATTCTCGTTACAAAGACACAGGGTCATACCGTTGTTGTTGTAAAACAGAGTAACCAGCCAGATTACGAAGATGACTTTGATGGCGTCTATGTTCAAGTATAAGGAGAAATCAAAATGGCAGTAACTTATAAGCTTTCTACTATTAAATTCGGATCTACAGGCCCGCACGTTCTCCTTGTCCAGGAGATTCTTAAAGCCAGAGGATTCAAAGGCAGCGATGGTCAGCCTCTTAAGCTTGATGGAGAAGCTGGCGAGAAAACAATGTTTGCTATTGCATCCTACATTGAGACTCGGAAGAAGCAGGGCGCTGATCTTGGATCTCCGGATGGCTGGGGACCGAAGTGCTGGGGCGATCAGAACTGGCCCAAAGCATAAGGAGGACAAATGCTATCCAATACTGCGACTCCAAAGTATTATGGGGAGTTTCGAGATGCTGTAATTCGAGGTGAGATTCCAGTTTGTCAAGAGATCTCAATGGAGATGAATAGAATTGACGATCTAATAAGAGATCCTCGGTACTATTACGACGACAAAGCTGTTGAAGGTTGGATTGAGTTCTGTAATGAAGAGCTCACTTTGACCGATGGAAGAGATTTGCATCTTCTCGATTCTTTCAAGCTGTGGGGTGAGCAGGTATTTGGATGGTATTACTTTTCTGAACGATCCGTCTACAAACGCAACAAGAACGGACGAGGCGGACATTACGAAATTAGAAAAGAGAAGAAGCGGTTAACGCTTAAACAGTATCTGATTGTTGCTCGTGGAGCGGCTAAGTCGATGTATGGCAGTACGATCCAGAATTACTATCTTAACGTCGACGCCTCCACGACACATCAGATCACGACCTCTCCTACAATGAAACAATCGGAAGAGATTTTGTCTCCGATTAAGACCGCGATTACAAGAGCCAGAGGGCCGTTGTTCAAGTTCCTAACGGAAGGCTCTCTTCAGAACACAACCGGAAGCAGAGCAAATAGGCAGAAGCTTGCGTCTACTAAGAAAGGAATTGAGAACTTCATTACGGGTTCTCTTTTGGAGATCAGACCAATGTCAATTGACAAAATTCAGGGTCTGAGATGCAAATGTTCTACGGTTGACGAATGGTTGTCCGGGACAATTCGAGAAGATCCGGTTGGCGCTATTGAGCAGGGTGCAGCCAAGGGCGGACTTGATGATTACATAATCATTGCTACATCTTCAGAAGGAACGGTTCGAAACTCTTCCGGCGATGACATCAAAATGGAGTTGATGTCGATACTTAAAGGTGAATACTACGCACCGCACGTTTCAATCTGGTATTACAAATTAGACGATGTTAAGGAAGTTGCCGATCCAGACATGTGGTTAAAGGCAAATCCTAATCTCGGATTGACTGTAACGTACGATGCTTATCAGCGAGATGTTGAGCGTGCTGAGAAAGCACCAGCAGCTCGTAACGATATTTTAGCAAAACGATTCGGAATACCTATGGAGGGTTACACGTACTTCTTCACATACCAGGAGACGTTGCCCCACAGACGCAGAAGTTTTTGGAATCTACCATGTGCGTTGGGTCTTGATCTTTCTCAGGGTGATGACTTCTGTGCTGCGACATTCCTATTCCCGTTGTCTAGAGGGTATTTCGGAGTAAAGGCTAGAAGCTATATTTCTTCCAGAACCTTTGACAAACTTCCGAGAACGATGAGAGAAAAGTATGACGAATTCATGCGAGAAGGTAGCCTCATAGTTCTTGAAGGAACCACCATAGATATGATGGAGGTCTATGACGATCTCGATAAGTTTATTGAAGATTCCGGATATGATGTAAGGTGTCTTGGTTACGACCCATACAATGCGAAAGAGTTCATTCAGAGATGGGAACTTGAGAATGGACCTTTCGGAATCGAGAAAGTTCCACAGGGCGTTAAAACTGAATCTGTGCCGCTTGGCGAATTGAAAGACATGGCCGAAGATCGATTACTTTTGTTCGATGAAGCGCTCATGTCTTTTTGTATGGGAAATTGTGTTGTTCTTGAAGACACAAACGGGAATAGAAAATTGCTTAAGAAACGATACGACGAAAAGATTGACAACGTGGCGGCTATGATGGACGCCTATGTGTCTTACAAAGTTAATAAGGAGGCCTTTGAATGAGCGGAGGGGCGTACATAGAAGGAAACACTCTGGTTCTTGGTGACTCCTCCTATCTGGAGCACCACGGCATTAAAGGTCAGCGTTGGGGTGTTAGAAGATTCCAGAATAAAGATGGATCACTTACCAACGCCGGACGCAAACGTCTGGGATATTCTACTAAAGATGTTAAAAAGGCTGTCATTAAAGGTGGAAAAGCTGTTGGCGGCGCCGTAGCCACAGTCGGAAAGACTGGCTATAAATTAGGAAAGAAAGCCGTTGTTGCGGCCAAAGCCAGAAGCGATCGAAAAAAAGCTGAAAAGCTTGAGAAAAAGAAAGAGAAGGCTTCTAAGACCAGGCTTGGTGTCATAGCCAATAGTGATCTCTTTACTGCTAAAGAAATGGAAGAACTTAATAAGAAGTTCAAGATGCAGGATGAGATGACAATTGCGTCTTTAAAGAAGGGTGCTGATATTGTTACAAACATAGCGACAATAGCCCGGGGTGTTAATGATATTAATTCCGCGGTTGAGAATGTCACCGGCAAATCTCTTAATCCGTTCAAGAATGCTTCTAACGAAACTAAGCGACAGAAAGAAGCTGCCGAACTTGAACAGGCACGTCAAAACGCTAAGAAGGCGGCTAGCCAGGCAGAGAACGAGGCTACAAAAGCTGAGAAAGCTGCTTATGAATTTAATAAGCAGAAGGATCACGATAAAGAAAAGGCTGCCGAGAAGGAAGCTAAGAAACAGCAGGGTAAATCTACGAACGATAATAAGTCTGATGATGACGATAAGCCGAAACCACCAACCGGAGACAAACCAAAATCTCCAGATGACGGAGGGGGTAAAGGTAAATCCGCAGATAATTCACCAACTATTCCAGTAGTTCCTGTTGAATATAACAAGAATGAATCCTCTGGGTCTAATAAAAATAGAACCCATACCTTATCTCCTGAGCAGCAGAAGAAATTAGTTGCTTTTATGAGGAATAAAACTAAGGGGCCTGACGATCCTGGAGATGTTAGTGACGAAGATGTTGCTAAGTATAAACAGGCCGCTAAGGATGCTGATCAGAGAGCAAAGTCGGCACAGGATAATGCCAACAACATTAAAACTCAGAGGGATCAGTTAGATGCAGCTATTCGTAATTATAAGCTACCACCACAGCAGGATCCGAATTACGATGCCGCCCTATCACAATTAAGAGCAGCAAGTA